AAAGTCAATGGTTTTGAAATTATTACTGTTGATGTTGTTGCACAACCATCAGCTCCGGGAGCTTACCCAACCCCGGTTTACGAACACTTGATGAATCAAGCAGGTGGATATAAGGCATTTAGAATAGCACAAGAAGTCCAAGGCGATACAAAGGCACAGAAGTACATAGCAGAGAGTCTTAAACAGATTATCTCTAAACTCAAATAATGTAGGAGAATCACATGCTAGATTTTGTAAAACAACTTTTTGAAAACAATGTGATTTCCGAGGAAATGAAATCGGAGATTGAAACTGCTTGGCAAAGCAAGATTCAAGAAAACCGTGATCAAGTAACTGCTGAGTTGCGCGAAGAATTTGCTCAGAAATATGAGCATGACAAGAGTGCAATGGTAGAAGCTGTAGAAGCCATGTTACAAGATAGACTACAAGCGGAACTAGGCGAATTAGCTGAAGATCGCAATGGTCTAATTGAAGCAAAGGCCAAGTATGTTAAGAAAATGAAGCAAGATTCAAAAACAATGGAATCATTTGTATTTGCAAAATTGCAACAAGAACTTAGCGAACTACATGCTGATCGTCTAGCAGTAGCAGAAAATGTCTCTAAATTAGAAGCATTCATTGTGGAAGCACTAGCTAAAGAAATCGCAGAATTCCACACTGACAAGAAAGATCTTGCCGAAACAAAAGTACGTTTAGTACGTGAAAGCAAGACTAAATTTGAAGCTGTAAAGAAAGAGTTTATCACTCGTTCAGCAGCAATTGTCAAAGAAGCCGTAGCTACAAAACTACGTCAAGAAATGACACAACTCAAAGAAGACATTGAAGCTGCTCGCCGTAACGACTTTGGTCGCAGAATTTTTGAAAGCTTTGCTAGTGAATACTCAGCGAGTTATCTCAATGAGAAAAGCGAAACTGCAAAACTATTAAAAGTAGTTAAGCAGAAAGAAGCTGAACTAGAAGAAGCAGCAAAAATTGTAGCAGAAACACAAAAATTAGTTGAAAGCAGGAACAAAGAAATTCGCATTGCGAAAGATCTTGCGACCCGTAAGGAAATTATGAGTGAATTACTAGGTCCACTTGCAGGAGACAAACGCACAGTAATGGGCGAGTTGCTAGAAAGTGTAGCAACAGAAAAATTACGCGGAGCATACGACAAGTATCTACCAGCCGTATTGGCGGAAGAAGCTCCAAAAAGAAAGGCAATAACTGAAGGCAAAGAGATCACAGGCGATAAAGAGGCCCCACAACAGAACAGCAGCGAAGGTAAGACTGCTGAAATTTTCACAATCCGCAAGCTTGCGGGACTTAAAGTTTAAGGAGAACTAATATGTCAGAACTACTCGAGTCACGCTGGCAGGAAACCAAAGAGGCACTATTAGAAGGCCTACAAGGAACTCGTCGTTCAGTAATGGCCACTACTCTAGAAAATACCCGCAAGTATTTGTCAGAGAGTGCCACTGCTGGTGCTACTTCTGCCGGTAATGTCGCAACCCTAAATCGTGTGATCCTTCCAGTGATCAGACGTGTAATGCCAACTGTCATCGCAAATGAACTAGTTGGTGTACAACCTATGACTGGTCCAGTTGGTCAAATCCATACATTACGTGTTCGTTACAGCGACACTGATGCTGGTGCTGGCGTAGTAGCTGGTGAAGAAGCATTCAGCCCATTTAAGATTGCTTCTGCATATTCTGGTAATTCTAGCGAAGGAAATCCAAAAGCAGATTCAACTGCTTCTAAGGAAGGCCGCGCTGGTAACAGAATGAGCATCCAAATCTTGAAGCAAACTGTCGAGGCAAAAACTCGTAAGTTAAGCGCAAGATGGACATTTGAAGCTGCACAAGATGCACAAGCCCAACAAGGTATTGACATCGAAGCAGAAATCATGGCTGCTCTAGCTCAAGAAATCACAGCTGAAATCGACCAGGAAGTTTTAACTTCACTACGTACCTTAGCAGGTTCAGCAGTTGAGACTTATAACCAAGCTGCCGTTTCAGGTACTGCTACATTCGTTGGTGACGAACACGCTGCTCTAGCTGTTCAAATCAACCGTGTTGCTAACTTGATCGCTCAGCGTACACGTCGTGGTGCAGGTAACTACGCAGTTGTTAGCCCATTTGCGTTAACAATTCTTCAGTCTGCAACTACTTCTGCTTTCGCTCGTACTACAGAAGGTACTTTCGAAGCTCCAACAAACACCAAGTTTGTTGGTACACTAAACAGCGCGATGCGTGTTTATGTTGATGGCTATGCTGCTGACAGCACAGACATCCTAGTTGGTTACAAAGGTTCTAGCGAATCTGACGCTCCAGCATTCTACTGCCCATACATTCCATTGATGAGCAGCGGTGTTGTGTTAGATCCTAGCACATTTGAACCAGTAGTTAGCTTTATGACCAGATATGGTTACGTTGAATTAACCAACGTTGCTTCATCTCTAGGTAACGCAGCTGACTATCTAGGTAAAGTTGCTATCACTAGCGGTAACGTTAAGTTTAGCTAATCTAGAAGAAAACATTTTATGTGTTTCAAAAAGGCTCTTCGGAGCCTTTTTGTTTGGCTTAAATATCTGATGCAGGTTGAAAGTGATAAAGATTTTCCTGAATTAAGAAAGCAGATACAAGTCTGGAAGAAACGTTTTCCTTTGTTTGCACACGATGTCCATAAAATTGAACACATAGTAGAAAATCACATACAAAATTTTTCCATAGCTGGTGTGCATTACAGGCAAACTAAGAGCAAAAAATATCTAGAACTTGCCCAAAAAGAGTTAGATGAAATCAACAGAGTTATCGGCACAGTTGAAAAAATTGAACTGATGGCATTACTTTCCCAAAGATAAATACAATGTCTAAATGAGCTTGCATAGTGCAAGACTTATGCAGTACCCACTGCGTAGACCTAAAACGTCAACATAAGGAGAAAACAAATGGGACGTCCATTAAGAAAAGATGTCAGGGGAACTGACGTAATCAATACACCAGTCAGTGCAACTGGTATAACAGTAAAATTCCATGACGGTACAGCATTAAGATCCGACGGAATTATTATTAAACAGCGCGGATCAAAGACTTTCCTTGTAGCAAGGGTTGGAACTCCAAACACAAGATTTACCTGTGTTCTAAAGAACGGTACACCAAGTGCAGCTGGCGAAATGCAACTAACTGGTTCAACATCGGGCATGCTTGATGCCGGTTTAGTAAACTGCGCTAAAATTACCAAACGTGTATTCACTAATTTCAGCGGTACACGTTACACATGGTATTTAGAATCTGACTCATCAGCAGACTATATTGTATTAACAGCTATCTAATAGGATTCGGTAATGGGACAAGTAATACAGACTAACGGCGATTATGCTATCAAGACCAACTTTGGTGGAGTGATCACGCTGGATACCGGTCCCAGACTGGGACAAACGATAGTTACCGGAGACCTTATTGTCGAAGGTATTACTATCACGGTTGATGCAGAAAATTTAAACGTCCAGGACAATGTCCTTACCGTTAACTATGGTGAAACTGGTAATGGCATCAGTCTAAGATATTCTGGTATTGCTGTCGATAGAGGATTAAATGCAGGTATTCCAAACAGCCAACCTGTATTAGTATATGACGAAAATGCAGATACGTTTATCATCGCAGATGCTAATGCCGGTTTAACTAACGTTAATTATACAAACAGTAATTTAAAAGTTCGAAGAATACTAACTGACTCTGCTACCGATAACGGAGATTTAACATTAATTGGTTATGGAAACGGATTAGTAAAAACTACAGGAACTACTGATTATTTTGAATCTATTCTTAGCAGGATCAATGATCCTATTAACTTTCCTTCCGGACTTTCTGTGCCAGCAACTACAGCTGACGACGTCTTAGCTAACGTAAAATATGTTAACTGGGCAGTTATTAACAATCCTACATACTTCTTAAGAGATGCTGATACTAGAGTAGTTACAGCAGACCTTAGCACAGTCCATTCTGTGGGTAGCAAAAGTCAAGTATATATTCAAATTGACAATAACACAAGATATCGTTTCTATGACGATATGTTTAGTTTATTAGGAATAGAAATTACTAATGAAACTATTACAGTGCCAGCGACAAACGATGATTTAAACATAGTCATTAATGGTACAGGAAAACTAGCTATTAATGCCCCTTTAAAATTAGCAGTTCAAGCTTCTACACCTGCTAGTTCAAGCGGTAACAATATTTTATACGCTAAGACTCCCGGAACAGGTGACAGCGGTTTATTCTTTGTAAATACTTCAAAGGGCGGAGAATTAATCAGACAACAACGAGCATTGCTTTATTCAATGCTGTTTTAAGAGAACATAAATGAGCATAGAATCTACACTTTTATTATCAGGCCTAGACCAAACGATTTTCACAGCGTCTGGAACACAGGCTATCACAACAATGGTATTTTGTAATACTGCTACTCCGGATCCTGCAGACGAATCTGTTCGCGCACAAAGTCTTGAAGTACACTTGATTAAAAGCGGTAGATCTAAAAGCAGTGGTAATACTATTATTAAAAATTTAACTATCCCTGCAGGAGAAACACTATTCTTTGATACTGAACGTGTAGTTTTAGATAACGGCGACATCGTACAAGCAACGTCTTCAGGCACTAACAGATCAGTTAGCATTACAGGGGTTACTCAAGCAGCACAAGCAGTAGTAACATCTAATGGCCACTTATTAGAAGCAGGCAGTTATGTAACAATATCTGGAGTTGTGGGAATGACTGAGTTGAATGGTAACACTTATCAGATCGTTTCAATAACCCTTAACACATTTACTCTGAACGTAAATTCAACAGCATTTACAGCATATTCTTCGGGTGGAGCAGCAGCAGCTGGTTATCTAGCTGCAACAGTGAGTGCATTAACAGTATGAAATTCTTAAAAACAAAAAATATAAGTAAATTTTCTGCTAGCGACAATGCTTATATCCAGTATCCATCTGGAAGGATTTTCATCGACAGCACAAACAGTATGCGGTTGCCTAAAGGTGCAACCGCAGACAGACCTCAGACCAGTCTAGCACAAAGCGGAATGGTCCGTTATAACACTACGTCAGATCCTACAGCAAATCCTTCAACAACATCATTAGGTCTAGAAGTTTACCATGATGGGGCATGGAGAACTGTTAGATTTAAAGGCGCATCAACTATAACAAAACAGACACTAAGTCCTGTAGGTAATGCTGTTGAAACAGTATTTGGTCCGTTAACTTATGTTCCTGCCACAGCTGACAATATTATCGTTCTAGTAGAGAATGTTCCACAGATTTCAACAACAAACTTTACACTAGAACAAAGTGTTAGCGGTAGCTTAACTGGTCCTTCTGCTCCGTATGCAGACGGGTGGTATTTAAAATTTACCAGCGCAGTGCCTGTTGGAAAATATGTAACAGTGTATTACGGCTTTGATCAGTAATACAAGGAGCGGCCATGCCTGGAGCAGAACTAGGTAGAATATCAGGGCAGATGTTAACTTCAAACCTAGAGAGGTTTGGAGTAGATCTAGCGTTTGAGACTAGCCTATTATATCTTAAAGTACCCCCACAGACTTCTGAAGATCCTAATCTATTATCTGGGTTAGGAAAGGGTATAGGAATTAAGACTGATTCTCTCAGGCGAGATCTTCAGATCAACGGAACTACTCAAACAGATTATCTAATTGGTTTGACTGGGACCCTAGGTAATCTCACAGTTAACAATAATCAAATAGGCAGTATCAGCGGCCCTATCTATGTTCGAGCTGGGAATGGTACTGGGACAGTGTTAGTCAGTAAAACAGTTACTGACGATTTGCAATTAAATGACAATGTAATATCAAGTAGAAATTCAAATACACCAATAGCACTTGACCCAAACGGAACTGGCACTGTAGATTTTAGATCTAATACTAGAATTTTTGGTAATTATAGTTCTACTGGTAATATAGTAATAGACGGCAATTTCTCATTTGGTGGAAATATTACCGTCGGGGATCAAACAACTGATACTCTAAGTTTAACACCAGAATTAACACAGACTTTACAGCCGGGAGTAGACAGCACATACGATTTAGGCAGTACTCTTAAACGTTGGAGAACTGCTTATATCAGTGATCCATTGATCAGTAACAGTGTTATGATCAATCAAAATAGAATCAGTACTTCTATTTCTAATGCTAATTTAGAATTAAGCGGTAATAGTTCTGGCGGTGTATTAGCAGAAAAAATAAGAATAGTTAATAATACTATAGAAAACAGTTGGTCTGGAGCTACCAATGATCTGCAGAGGTCTATAGTTTTTACGCCCAGCGGCGGACAATTAATAATTAATTCTACAACATCGTTGAGATTTCCTGCAGGAACAGTTGCCCAATATCCGAATCCTGTAATCGGAGACTTACGATACAACACTACATTCGGAACATTTAGTGGGCTCGGAGGAGCATTTGCCGGATTATACTCTACAGACCTTGCTACTCGCGTTACTACTCCTAGAGATATTTCTAGTAATATCATCAATTTTACTGCGGCAGGATCTCAAATAGCCAGTGTAGATTCTGTTAAATTATCTGCCATAAGAGTAGATGTAGACCAGGTTACTATAGATAACAACAGCATAAGCTCTAATAGCTTAAACACTAACTTAGAATTCTACGGTAATTCTAGCGAAGTGAAACTAGACAACATAGGCATACAAGGTAGTGCGTTTATTAATCCTAGTAGTGGTGCTGTAGAATTTAAATCTACAAATCAAGGTTACTATAGGCTAACAGGAACTAACGCAGTTGTTATTCCAACAGGCGATACTGCCAGTCGTCTAATTCCTGCTCCAGAAATTGGTTATCTAAGATTCAATACTGATGTGAACCAGTTAGAAATTTGGGATGGTTCAATTTATAATATTACCACTGGTGCTGGTTCGGTAGTTACGCAAGCCGAAATGGAAGAACTATCTAATTTTTATACCATTGTCTTCGGTTAATCTCCAATTTGAATAAATACTTGTGATTACGAAAGATGACCAATTTTTCGTATGATTAAACTGTGGTAAACCCGCAATGTAAGGTGGTTATCCGTGAAACTCGGTGTCATAAGGAGAGCTGATGGCTGTTGGTCGCATTTCAGGTCCGCTCTTAAAGGCGAATTTGCTTCGTAATGGGGTAGATCTGGCTTTTGAGACCGACCTTCTATATCTCGATGTTAATAACTCCCGCATTGGTGTAAACACTGCCGCTCCTGCTTATGACCTAGATGTTTCAGGAACAACAAGAACAACCAATTTAGAAGTAACCAATCAATTAGATATTGGTGCTTTTAAAATTTCTGGTAACACAATCCTAGCTAATACACCTACAATGAGTTTCTTGCCAGCAGCAGGAGACATTACTGTTTATCAGTCACGCCTTAGCGTAGACGATTTGTTGTTAGAAGGTAATACTATTAGAACAGCAAATTCTAATGCTAATCTAGAATTTAGACCAAATGGAACCGGCACTGTTGACATTTATGGTAACACCAATGTCTATGGTAACCTATACGCCACTGGTAATATCAGTTTAGATGGTAATGTTGTTATCAAAGGTAACATTACTATTGGCGATCAAACTACTGATACTATTACGATTAATGCCGGAATAACCAGCAACATATTGCCAGAATATACAGGACAATTTGATCTAGGTTCTCCAACACTGCAATGGAGAAACATATTTGCTGATCGTGCAGTATTATCAGATGTAGAAATATTCGATAATATAATTAGAACAACAGTTTCTAATGCTAATTTAGAATTACGTGCAAATGGTGTAGGTGCTATTAGAATAGAAAAAATCGACATTAATGAAAATGTTATCAGCACCTGGGATACAAATGAGAATATAGTTTTACAGCCTCAGGGCTCTGGTAGAGTAATAATTAATTCTACGACTGCTTTACAGATACCTGTGGGAACAGATGCACAAAGACCATTTCCGGCTGTAGTTGGTGGAATGCGATACAATACAGATCGCAATAGATATGAAGGGTTTGACGGCGCAAACTGGTTTAACCTTATAGGTGTTGAGGATGTTGACGGTAATACTAAGATTACCGCCGAATTGACACCCGGTGCAAACGACAACACTATTAGATTTTATGCCAACGGTTCGGTAGTTGCTGACATAAACACTACAAGATTACGTGCTGATAGACTTGATGTTGACAGTGTTACTATCGATAACAATGTTATTAGTACATTAACATCGGGAACTAATTTACAGATCAATTCCAACGGTACCGGTGTTATTAGAATTGAAAATTTTGATTTTAAAACTAATTCGATTACCAACAGAGTATCTAATGCTATAACAACTCTAAACAATACTGGAACAGGTTATTACAAATTTACTGGATCTAATGGTTTTGTTATTCCTAAAGGTCTATCTAGTGAAAGACCAACATCTTATGCAGAAGTTGGCATGATGCGTTATAACTTAGATTCTCTAGCAGTTGAAGTTTGGGACGGAGTTCAGTGGTCAAGTCCTGCAGGTGCTGGTGGTGCTATTAACATTACAACTGCACAAGACATAGCATTAGTAACAGTACTAACATTAGGATAAAGAATGGCAACCTTTTTTAAAAATACAGTTATACCTCAGGTAGGAACAACACCCACACAGTTAATACAGACTGGGTCTGGTACTAGAGCAACAGTTATTGGTTTAAGTATTTGTAATTTATTAGAAAATGCAGTAACAGTCAGTGTTACGTTAACAGACGATACCAGTACAACAGGATATTATGTTAAAAATGCAATTATTTTGCCCGGACAAACTATGCGGGCAATTAACGGTGGTGAAAAATTAATTTTGTTTACAAACAATGAACTTAAAGTTACTAGCAGCCAAGCAGCTTCAATTGATGTAATAGTAAGTTATGTTGAGATAACATAAGGAAAGAGCGATGAGTAATTCATATTATATCGGTGACGTAGACTTTTATCCGCTGCTAGGCGAGAATAATAGCAGATTCTTCTACGGATTAAGAAGAGATGCCGACGGAACATTGTACCTAGTAAAGATTGATCAGGTTTTGGGATTAGATCAAATTGCAGTAAATCGCCCGGGTGATCCTGCAGAAGATTATCCAGATTTTGAATTTGGTATCGACTTCTTAGAAGGCATCCAAACTAATCACGAAATTACATATGACAATCTAGTGTATCCTCAGTATAAATGGGATCCAAGAAATCTATATTATTATTTGAATGCAGAAGGCGAGTTAGTTGTACGTGTGAACCAACCATATACATATCCAAACGATGTGTAATAAATATTAAAATAGCTTTTAATAAGCAAAAGGACGAAAAATGGCAGAGTTTAAACTTGGTAGATTAAGATTTGTATGGAAAGGAGCCTGGAATACTTCTACGGCTTATGTACGTGACGACGTGATTCGTTATGGTGGTAAGGTTTATGTTTGCGTGGCATTACATACATCTAGCTCAAACGTTGCTGGGGGATTTTACAGCGATCTAAACGACGCAACTCCAAAATGGCAGTTGATGAATGACGGTCAAGCCTGGGCTAGCAATTGGGCACAGACAACCTATTATAAGATCAGTGACATTGTTAGATATGGTGGTCGTTCATATATTTGTATATTAGGACATACCTCTGCTACAACATCGTTGGGATTAGAAAATGACTCTGCCAAATGGGAACTTCTCAACGATGGTATCGATTACAAAGGATCTTGGGCATCTACTACAAGATACAAATATAACGATCTAGTAACCTACGGTGGTCAGTTATACATTTGCACAACTTATCATACATCTGGTGCTAGTTTTGATTTAACTAAGTGGACATTATTTGCATCTGGTTTACAATTTGAAGGCGTATATAGTGCAGGAACTACATATCAACCAGGTGACGTTGTTAGCTACGGTTCTAATGCTTATGTAGCAACACAAACAACAATTGGTAATCTTCCAACGAATGCAACTTATTGGACACCTATCACAACTGGTATTCAATTTAGGGGTGCATACAGCGCAGGAACACCATATAAGAAAGGTGACATCGTAAGTTACAGTTCTTATTCTTATGTCGCCAATCAAGATACAACAGGCAATGCGCCCGACAATGCAACTTACTGGGATATTTTAACTCCTGGTTTTGCATACTTTGGATCTTATGCCGGCGGAACCACTTATCAGAAAGGTGATACTGTAGGTTACGGCGGATTCCGTTATGTTGCCAAATCAACAACAACAGGTAATCTTCCAACTAATGCAACCTATTGGGACGTGTTTACCAAAGGTTACACATTTATTGGAACATATTCCGGAGCAACAGCTTATAAACCAGGCGAACTAGTTGCCTACGGCGGTAATTTTTATGCTGCCAAAGCAGACACAACCGGTAATGATCCATCTAATGCAACCTATTGGGATGTGTTTACCAAAGGTTACGATTTTAAATCATCATACAGTGGTGCAACAACTTATAAAGTAGGTGATGTTGTTAGCTACGGTCCAAGATTATATCTATGTATTCAGCAAGGTTCTGGTAATCTACCAACTAACGCTAGTTACTGGTCATTGTTCGTTGACGCTGTAGGCTGGAAAGGTACCTATGCAGACGCCACAGCATATGTGATCGGTGACATTGTTCGATACGGCGGACGCTCTTATGTTTGTATTTTAGGTCACACATCTAATACAGCAGGAAACATTGAACCGCCAAATGCTACGTATTGGGCATTGCTATCATCTGGCATGAGCTGGAAAGGCACATGGTCCAGCGCAACTGAGTATGAATTAGATGACGTTGTTGAATACTCATCAAGTTCTTGGATTTCTATCGACAGTGATAACCTTAATCAACAACCAGATACTAGTCCATTAAAATGGAATCTTGTTGCACAAGCAGGTACTTTAAGTGCAGTCTTAACCACACGCGGTGACATGTACTTTAAGAATCAAGCTGGTGCTATTGCTAGATTACCAATTGGTACCAACGGCCAGATTCTAGTAGCTAGTTCTGCAGGTGACCCTGTTTGGGAAAATAACAATTATAGTGCTAACGTTTATTATGTTAGCCCGCAAGGCAGCAATTCTAATGATGGAAGAAGTAAAAACAGAGCATTCTTGACAATCGCATATGCTTGCACACAAGTAACTGGTCCAGCAACAATTTTTGTTGCGGCAGGTACATACACTGAAGCTTTACCTATTATTATTCCGGCCAGTGTGCATATATGTGGTGATGGTCAACGTACAACAATTATCCAGCCTCAAGCCGGCGACGAAACAAAAACTATGTTTAGGATGAGCAACGGTAGCCAGCTGTCAAGAGTTACAATGACCGGATTAAACGGATTCAGTAAGAGTGGAGTAACTCCTGAAGATATTACAGCAGCTACTTTAGGTGGCGTATTTGTGGCATTAAATTCTGCAAGTCCTGTTACTACAAAATCTCCATATGTTATGGAATGTGCTGCGATCAGCTCGGGCGGATGCGGGGCTCTTGTAGACGGAAGTTTGCATGCTAGCGGTAATAAATCAATGGTATTCCATTCGTACACCAACATACACGATCAGGGTGTTGGCCTTTGGGTATCAAATGGTGCTAGAGTAGAAACTGTATCATTGTTTACATATTATTGCGATTTTGGTTATGCAACTACAGCCGGTGGTATTATTCGTTCACTAAACGGTAATAATAGTTACGGATTGTACGGTTCTGTTAGCAGCGGAGTTGATGCAGGCGAAACTCCAATAACCGGTACATTATATGGAAATATGTTGACCTGGTCAAACTTAACATTATCTGGCGGCAGTCTGTCAGTTGGTAATGTGTTACAAGGTTTGACTTCTGGTACTACTGCAAGAATTTTAAATGTTCAGGAAGCTTCGAACAGAGTAATATACAAGATTATATCTGGAGGTCCTTTTGTAGTAGGTGAAACTATTAGAGATAATACAACATTGGCAACCGCAACTGTTGCAGCCGGTGGCGTTACTGGACAGAAAGGTTATACTGTTGTGGTTAGCGGATTTACTACTCAGCCGCAGGCAGGAGGTAGTTTAACCATTACCGGTGACAGCACCAAGTATGTCATCCAAGCAGTTAGCGAATGGACATTATCTGGAACTGGTTATAAGCCAGCAGGTTATGCAGTTCTTTCACTGACTGGAGATAAGACCACTGCTAGCAACGACGGTACAGCAGCGTCGATCAGATATCAATATTCTAAGATTAGACTAACAGGTCATGATTTCTTGAATATCGGAACTGGCGGAACTGTAACTACCAATTATCCTGGTACTCCAACACAGGCACCTGTACAGGCCAATGAAGTTGTTGAAAGAGTAGAAGGTCGTGTTTACTATGTAAGTACTGATCAGGATGGTAATTTTAGAGTAGGGGATTACTTTAAAGTCGATCAAGCAACTGGTAGAGCAACACTTAATGCCAGCGCATTTGATTTGACTGGTTTAACAGCATTACGTTTGGGTTCCATAGGAGCACAAATCGGAGAATCGATTAACGAATTTAGTTCAGACGGTACTATGAGCGGAAATTCGAATTTAGCAGTACCGACCGAACAAGCGGTAAAGACTTACGTGGATACACAACTGGCTAACACTTATGGTTTGATTGTTGCCCAGGCGGTAGCACTAGGAGCATAAATACACTAAAGGGTGCATTACAATGGCAAAAAGACTTATATTTGATTACACATTTGATCCTGCAAACGATAAGATCACAGTTGATGGAAATGTAGCAACACGACGTTTACTACTAATCACAAACGTCACTAGAAACATAGTTCTATTCAATTTCGCAGATACAACTAAAAAAGTTTTATCTAGAACATATGATAACACATACGAAACAACTTCGTTTGTGATGCAGTATGATTGTGCTGCGATGAGCGCAACTGATGAGATACAGATTTTCATCGAAGATGAAGCAGCTAAATTTTCACCAGAAGAACCATTACTGGATCCAGTAAACAAGTTCCGTGTATCTCAACCAAATACGTTGATCGATACTGACTTTGAATACGGATTACAAGCTTCTAAATGGGAAACACTTGAGCGTGTAAACGAAGTTCCTGCTTTCTATGCAGCCACAGGTGATGTGCCATTGACAATTATTTCAGATGTTACAGTCAACGGAACAAGAACAGTTACAGTAACTTGCTCTAGTTCACATGGTCTTGCTACAGGTACTCCGTTAGATGTTAGAGGTCTTGATAGTTCAACAGCAGAAGGCACATTTGTTGTTAAAAGAACATCAGATTTAAGTTTTACTTTTGATGCTAAAGCAGTACAAAGAGGTACAGTAAGTGTTCCAGTAAGTATTTTTACTCCATATGCTAGCATTACTCCAGGCCGTTACTATGTAGGATCTACAATTGCTGCGGATAATACTGTTACTAATTTAAGTGGTCCAATGACTACTGATGCACAGGCATCTAGCACAGTAACTATCACAACTCCATATTACCACGGTTTTAAAACTAATGCAACATTCTATCTGGCTAACACCCTACCAAGATACACTCAAAGTTTTAACCCAGTAAGTATTACCAACGGTGGAGATGTTGACGATCGTTCAACATTGTTAGGTCAGTTAAGCAGCTTTACAGCAACTATTTCTACTACAACATTGACTGTTAACGCATCCCCAACTCCAACTGGTTACATTACTATTGGTCAACGTGTTGTTGGCTCTGGTGTAACAGCTGGTACATATATTACAGCACTAGGTACTGGTACAGGTGCTAATGGTACTTACACAATTTCAGTGTCTCAGACTGTTGGTTCTGCAACAGCAATGACTGGACAAGGTTTAGGAACTGGTGAAATTAAAGTCCTAGAACCATTCCACGAAGGTGTTATACGCAGAGATATTATCGCCACAAACATATCAATCGTTACTCACTATATCACTATTCCAAATCACGGATTAGCCACAGGTGACATGATAGCATATGTAGGAGCTGCTTCTACTGGCTCTATTCCACAGATCGCAGCACTAGGCACTGGACGATTTACTCTTTCATCTGGTCAAATTCCTACCTGGTCAACTTCTAACAGCGGTATGTTATATGCTGTAGTGATTGATCAAAATAACATAAGAGTGGCAAGTAATGCCAAAGATGCATATGACGGCACTAACCTAATTCAATTTACAGGTACTGGTTCTCTAACACAGACTTTTGCACTATTCAAGAGAGGTAGTGATCTTACTCCTGTAATTTCTAGCATAGCAGCAACTAGCGGTCAGTCTACCTATACATTTACACTAGCTTCTGGAACTAACGAAAGCAATAAGATCTTTCCTAAGAGACAGATCACTATCGCTAACTCAATCAGTAATCTAAGTGGTGTGTTCGTAGTTCAGAGCACAAACTGGACTGCTACTGGCACTACATTCGTAGCAGCCGGTCCTACAAACAGTTCTGGTGTGTTGATTAACTCTGGTGTATCACAGACTTATACATTAGCCACAGCAAATACAGCAAACACCGCAGCCAATGGAACAACCAGTTTCTTACGTTATGATCCATTAGTAACACCTAGTTCATTTACAGCATCTATCTCAACAACTACGATGAGCGTTAGTGCTATCACTAGTGGAGCAATTACAGTTGGTGAGACTATCCAAGGACCTGGCGTTTCTGCTGGAACTACCGTTACCGCACAATTAACTGCAACAAACGCTGCCGCAGCTACACCAACTGCTACAGGTACTGTATCAACAAATACTATTGTTGTATCTAGTGCTACTGGTATCGCAGTAGGACAGTTTGTAACCAGCGCAAGTGGTGTTCCGAGCAACACATTTGTCACAGCTATTAGCGGAACAACTGTTACACTAAGCAATAATTTAACAGCCGGTATTACTAGCCAAACAGTAAACTTCTATACAGCAGGGCAAACTGGTACATACACTGTGAGTGTAAGCCAAACAGTTAGCCCAGCAGTTGCAATGACTGATGCGAGATTCAGGATTTACCTACACGATCAACAATGGATCAACCACTTGCGTCTAAGTCACCATGACTGGTACAGTATTAGTGCTATGACTTTCACTAGACAAAACGTTCTAAGTGACAGTATCTACATTAAGAATCACGGTCTAAGTACAGCTGAACCGTTAATCTTTATCGGCGGCGGTAACACTTGGACATCAGGTGTTACACCTCCAAGTGATGGAGCAATTTATTTTGCATCTGTAACTAACGCAGATGAAATCCAACTAAGAACAACACAGACGATTTCTGGTACAGGACCTTATGGTTCGGCTGTAGGTGCTACTGCTGTTAACTTTAACACAGCTAACACATTAGTTGGTGGTATCTATCATTTACACCCTGGTTTCTCTGTAAGCAACTTTACAGCACAAGGTGCAACAGGTGGTGCTGGTAATGGTCGTGACAGAGCGATTGCTACCTTCCAAACAGCTCCTGGTTACTTAACAGAAGGATGCCCGGTAATTTTAACTCAAGGTACTGGTTCAACATTACCTACGCCGTTGACAAACACTCCTAACACTTATGCTTCTTATCAAAAGTATTATGTTAGAACTATTATGTTAGGTAATACAGGAACTCCAGTATTTGAATTCTCACTAGCATTAACGCCAAGTGGTACACCGGTTAACTTTACCGGTGCAACTACAGCTGGAGCTGGTATTTTCTTTGTCACAAGAATTGAAGAAAACTTATATTCTAACAGCTTCTGGTTACTCAATCACGGTGGCACATCAACTAACCAAGCAGTGGGCGGAACTGGACAACAAGGCGGATATCCAACTGCATTAGACTATCCTGGTCCGTTATTTGACTTTATCAGTGACGTTAACAACGTTCGTTATACTCGTGCTAAGATGCAGTTAACAGCACCTACCGCTGCTACAGGATTGACCAGTGGTAACACATATTACTGCGTTCCTGTAAACAATAATTGCTTTAAAGTGCAAGATTATGCAGCTACACAGTTACCAACAGGTAATAACACAGTTCAAATTACTGCAATTACCAGCACAACGACCAGCCATGCATTTACCAGCAGATTAATTCAAAACATTACTGCAAACAGAATTATTGTTCCGTTTGAAAGTCAAAACCTGATCGAGAATGCTATTGTTCGTTATGAAAATCGAGGAACCAGTGATATTGTAGCTTACAACTTTACTGGTGTTATTCCTGGTTTGATCAACAATCAGCAGTATCTAATAAGAAATGCTAACAACGTTTATTATAATGTAGTTGGCCGTGTTGATGGCAATTATACTGCTGCTGCTACTTCTATTTTAGTGACTAGTACATCAGGTCTAGCCACAGGAGCAACAATTAGAATTGGTTCGGAAGACATGACCATTACTAATATTGCGTCTTTAACATTAACTGTTACAAGAGCAGTAAATGGAACAACCTCAGCGATTATTTCAGATGGTGCTGTAATTAAACGTCGTTACGGTCACTTCCAATTGTATACGACCACACAGTTTGTACCTCGTTTAGTTAACGGTGGTGCAGCTGATACTACTAGAAAGACTATTCTATTGGCCAACCACGGTTTGAAACCAGGCGAAACAATGGTTTTTGTTTCAACAACAACTGGTGCAGTTACAACTGGTGCAGGTACTATTACCCTAGCAGCAGGCGATCTGTACTATGCTATTGTTGAAGACGAAAACAACTTTGGTGTGGCGATTACAGAAGCATTGGCATATGCCAGCTTCCCAATCAACATCACTACGGCAGGTACTGCGTGGGTATTCCTACAATACTATGCAGCAGCACCGTTGACTGGTTTAGCCAGCTCTGCTGTACAGCACAGATTAGTTGATTGTTCAGCTACAGGAGCATTCGACGGTGGGTATACAGCATCGGCTGTAACTAACACAACGATCCAATTGCCAACAGGTCTAAGTGTTCCGCAACGTGTATTAACATTTGATCCTAACTTTGTTCTAAATCAACAAAACGGTGAATTCTATATTCAAAACCACGGATTTCAAACAGGAACAGCAGTCACTTATAGCAAAGGTTCATTAACATTTGCAATCGGCGAAGGATCAGGACAACCGTATACAGGTTATATCTCATTAACCAACAATACAACATATTATGTTGTTCGTAGAAGCTTAAACGCTTTCTGTTTAGCAACTACCAAGGCCAATGCTATCGCAGGTACCGTATTGAAGGGATTTAGTGGTCCTGGTTCTGCTCCAACTGGTGGTGTAGGTCATACATTTACTACTAGCCAGATGTGGGGTGAATCACTTGCTCCAGGTCTAGCAACTATCGTTGCACGTGACTTGACATTTAACGGGTCTAGCTCAACTGTTATTCAGGCTTCAACTGATCGTGTTGTAGTTAATAATCACGGTTTGGTAACTGGCGACCGTGTCATTTATCAGGTTTGGGCCAACGGCGGTCAGGTAAACGGTTTAGTAAACGGAAGAACATATTTCGTTTCTAACACAGTGTTTACCGGCGCAACAGCTGGTGGTGCTGCATCAGGACAAACAGCTAACCAGTTCTCATTACACAACACATGGGTAGGTGCTTATACCAATACAGACCGTGTTGACATCTTAGGTGTTGGTCGTGGTTCTGTGCATACATTAAAAGTATCTAACCCAACATTAGTTGGTAATTCATATAGAGGTGAATGGAACTCGGCAGACGGTTACAGATTCGGTGATATCGTACTGTTTAGAAATGCCTACTATATGTCATTAACTGGTATTACTGGTAACCTAAATTCAGGTAACCAGCCAGTGGTAACTGCAACCGGTTTGTATTCAACAGATTGGCAACCAGTACTGAATTTGCCTGCTTATCAGACCAAGTTCTTAACAACTTATCGTTCTGGTGACACTATCAAGTTATCAAATACAGCATTGCGTAGAACATTACCGTTCGATGCTAGCACAGCGGTTAGTGCCGCAGATAACACCATTACTATCACTAACCACAGATTAAACACTGGTGATTGTGTAATATATCGTGTAGACGGATTCGGTACTAACTTTGCAGGAACTGGTGCTAACCATTACTACTCAGGTAGCACAGGTAACAGTCTAGCAGCGGTTCCAGTTCCCGGATTGAATCCAAACCAGGTTTACTATGTAAACGTAGGTGATGCTAACGTATTCACATTGTTTAACAGTTATGCAGAATGTATTCGAGGCGGTTCTGGTGATAGCGGTAACTTTGCTTACGCTGTAAACATTACTGGTACAGGTACAGGTACTCAACATAAATTTGAGATCTTAGAAAATAGTACATTGGAATTGCAGGTTATTTCTGTAACTAGCGATACCGAAATGTTAGTTTCCGATCCATATACTGCTAAGGCTGTTACATTTAACCCGGCAGAAACTACAACAACTGTAGCTGGTTTAACATATCAGGTTGTTAACTTGGCCAACGATGAAATCTTGATTCCAAATCACGGTTTTCTAACAGGTACAAAAGTAGTTTATACATTTGGACCTATTGGTTCAGGTTCTGCAATCGGTGGTTTAACAGATGGTACTGCTTATTATGTAATCAAAGTTAACGATGATTTAATTAAATTAGCAACCACCGATCAAAACTCAGTTGCAGGTATTCCTCAAGACTTAACCACTATTGGTTCTGGTGTGACACACTACTTGATCGCTACTACGATCTGTTCTAGCTCATTGGTTAGATTTGCAAGTGCAGGTACAGTTTCTAACAACAGTATATCAACAAGAAACTTCTATACCAGCCAGGTAGATGGAAACATCCGTAACGGTGTTTTAACTGGATTGCCAATTGTTCAAGAAACACAATTGTTACCACGCCCAGACTGCCAGAACGTACACAGACCGTTTGACGGCGGTGTTGAAATCAACGCTAGCAAGAGTCCAAACGTAAGTATCGTCCGTCAGACACGTAAGTATTTCCGTTATCAATCTGGTAAGGGCTTACAATGGTCAACTGGTTTGAACTTCAGCCCTAGCATTGACGTTAGCCGTATCACACACGATGGCACTACATTTGCCACAGTTGTGACACGTCGTCCGCATCAACTATCAGTAGGATCAAAGATACAACTTGATCAGGTTGGCGCACAGAGCGAATACGAAGCAGTAAAATGCGAACGTGATTTAGGCTATTTCATTGACGGTGTTGGATACGACATTACCTTAGGTACAAATTATAATGCTGTATTCTTAGGTCTAGCTGATTACAACAGCCAAGAAATTACTAATCCAGTTATTACTAACATCCAGAAAACTGGTGCTTATCTGTCTGCTTATACTATCGCAGATTCTACAGCTATTACTAGAAACAATGCTTTCTGGGCAGAAGTTGTAGACATCTTAAACAATGGTAGATCGGCTGCTGATACTGTGACATATACCGATCCAGGTACTGCTACAACATCACAGATTGCTGCTAAAGATAAGATAGTAGCTAACAGAACATTTATCACAGCAGAAATCAATGCTTGGGTAGCATTAACATACCCAGCATACGATCATGATGTTGCTAAGTGTACACGTGACGTTAACTATGTTATCAATGCATATGCATATGATATTCTATATGGCGGAAACAGTGCTAGCTACGATGTCAGCAAATTCTTTAACTACTACTTCACAGATGGTAGAACAGGAACTAGTTCAGATCACAGAGCACAAACTGTAGCAGCCTATAATAGACTAAAAACTATCCTTGGTCAAATCGTTCAAGGTATTGCAATTACTAAGACTACTACAGGTTCTATGCCTAACACTGAATCACAAGTGACATCGGGCAACAATGCTACATCTGGTGATGCTGCTATAGTACAAGGTTTCGTAGATATTACTATCAGCCAAGTAAATGCAGTTTCACAGACCGCAGCTAACGTAGCACTAGCAGCCTTTACTAGAACTGCACCTAGCGTAACCTGGGCAGCAGCTGGTTTACAAACTGCTAAGACAGCTATCGATGCTGCCAAGACATCATTGATTGCTAACGTTGTTAGAGGAACTCCTTATACAGTACCAGACAACTCAAGTCCATTCTTTGTAGTGGCTAGTGTTGTAGATGACTTTACTATCACATATAGAACAAATGGTATTCCTGCAAATACAACACCGTACGGGTTCCCAAGAATGTTTGTGTACACCTGGAACGATGCTAAAGTACGTGCAGGTGTATTTGACGATCAAAACGGTATGTTCTATGAATATGATGGTAAAGTGTTATACTGTGTCAAGAGATTCAGTACACAACAGTTGGGTGGTACATTATCAGTAGTGAAAGGTAGTAACACTGTTACAGGTGTTGACACTAACTTCACTGGTCAATTGACACCTGGTAGCTTTATTGTTATCAGAGGTATGAGCTACAAGGTAACCCGTGTAGCCAGCAACACCAGTATTGATATTACTCCTGCTTACAGAGGATCAACAAAGGCTAGAGTACAAGCAACTAAAACCATTGATGAGAAATACGCTCAATATGAATGGAGTGTTGACAAGTGTGATGGAACAGGACGTCATGGATTTAATCTAGACATCCACAAGATGCAGATGGCCTACATCGACTTTAGCTGGTACGGTGCTGGTAAGATCCGTTTTGGATTTAAAGGCATCGACGGTCACGTGATTTATGTACACGAGATCATCAACAATAACCATCAAACTGAAGCTTATCTACGTTCTGGTAACATACCAGCACGTTATGAGATCAGAAACGGTGATGCCCCAACTTATGCACCAAGCTTGTATCACTGGGGTGCTTCGATGATCATGGACGGTGTGTTCGAAGACGACAAAGCTTACTTGTTCTCAGTAGCTTCTGGTTCAGGCGGCTCAGACACTATTAGTATTCCAACTAGCCGTGTAGGAACACCTTGTCCTGTATTGAGTCTACGTCTAGCACCTAGCGTTGACACAAACTTAGTAGGAGCACTAGGAGAAAGAGATCTTATTAACCGAATGATTCTAGTGTTACAACAGGTTGGTATCGTTATTACATACGCAACAGCTGGTAAGACAACACCTGCTTCTATTAGACTTGTTCTAAACGGTAGCTTGTCACAACAAGCATACTTCTCGTCCTACGGTGCTCCATCGTTGACACAGATCATTAAACATACTGGTCAAGTTAACGATACTATCACAGGCGGATTGACGATTTATGAATTCCGTTGTACAGGTAACAACAGTACTGCACAAGATTTGAGCTCTCTAGCAGAATTGGGTAACAGTATTACAGGTGGCGATTATGTATATCCAAACGGACCAGACATTATTACAATGTGCGTGGTTCCGACAGAAACTACAGATCCAACACTGGTTACTGCACGTATTACCTGGACAGAATCTCAGGCTTAATCCGAAAGGCACCAAAAACCCCACTACACGGTGGGGTTTTTTTTTGAATTAGAAACTGCTAAATATTAGATAGGACTATAATAAAATGGCCGGAAAAGACATTGTTGCAACCAGATTGCGTTTATCAGAACCTGCTTCTAAATTAATTAGGCAGGGATCTAGAGGTGAAGTAACTTACGATTTTGAGTTTAACACTCTGCGACTTTATAATCAGGATCAACCGGGCGGATATACTCTGCTAAGATCTGATCTAAGCAATTTACCTACAAATATTACATTAGGAACAGTTAATGTTACTGGCAACATTTCTGCTAACGTGGTTATTCCACAAGGCGGACAATTAACTGTTAATAATGCTAGCGGAGTGGCAGGTACTATTAACGATACTCCACTTTCTTTTGAGATTAAATCCACAACTAATGTAACCAGAGTGGCTGTAAGAAATTCAGCTAATACAGCTAAAGTGTATGTTTACGAAAACGGAACACTGAGTTTAGAATCTAACAGCTCAACATCAATTACTGCTAATGGTATTAATTTAACATCGAGTGGTGCTCTTACATTAACTGCACCAGAAAAAATCGTCGTGCAAGGTGTTAGTATAGAAGGAACAGAATTAAACACAACAGATTCTAGCGAACTTAGAGTTTTATCCGAAATGCATCATTTTGGTAAAGTTCGCTTTGAAGATGAATTGATCATTCATAACACAATAGTACCTCAGTTATCTAATATTAACATTGGTACAACCTTAAAAAGATTTAACAATTTGTATCTAGGATCTACAGGATCCGTACAAATTGGATCACTGACACTAACTCGTGAATCGGGTACAGGTCAATTAGTTTCATCAGATGGATTCCATGCAGCTGATACCAGCGATTTAAGACATTTAAATTTAAGCGGTGTCTTTAACATTCGCGAAGATAACTATGACGGCAGTACATTCCCGGCACAGGTAACTATTACAACATCAAGTAGTGCATATACTGGTGGCGCAGGTCAAACTGTGTATTCTAACAACGCCACACCAGTGAGCGGAGTAAAATACGGTATAGTACCAGATACTAACAAAGGATATACTTTAGGTAACCCTAATCGTCTTTGGGATAAATTATATTCTAGACAGATTAATTTTGATGACGGCACAACAATGACTACAGCACCAGAAACTAACCCACTGGTAGCTACCAAAGTATATTCAACAAGGAAAAGCCTAGCACTCAGCATTGCGTTGGGTAGTTAATGGAGAAATAAATGGCAAAAAGAAAAATAGACAGTTACATATTTGCACCAGGAACATCGACAAATTCTAATGCATACCCTAATGCTTATGCTTTATTATTAGCAAACAGAAGTTATCTCCTAGCAGAGTCAACTGCCTACATACAGAATCAAATTTCTAATAATGTTCCTGCTTTTGTAGGATTTAATTATGATCCAGTGAAGTGCCAAAGAGACACTGGATATGTGATTGATGCATATCTTAATGATCTACGTTACGGCGGTAACAGGCAGACTAGAGAAGTAGTATCTTATTATTGGGATGGTACTACTCCTCAAATCGGAGGCACAAGAGCACCAGAGATAGCAGTTTACAATTGGTTAATTGGTGTTATAAACACATACATATTAACCAAAACTCTAGCACCTTCATATCAATTTTCTGTAGTACAGACAACAACAGGTTCGGCAGCTGAGGGCGGAGCTTCTGCAAGACTTACGACACTGAATACTATCACAGTTAATGTTATTACTAATGGACTATCTTCTTTGCCTGCATTGGTAAATGGTGTAGGAACATTAAAGATCCCAGAAAAGATCGATCTCGAAAATTTCTTATTGATCTCTAATGTAACAAAAAATGCTATCATGTATGATTTCACTGATCCTACAGTGGGAATTACGGTTGATATCAAAGCATCTAAAGATGAAAATTTTCCTACTGCTTTACAAGGTAACGATGGATTTACAGTTGTACATTTTGTAACAGATACTTCGACCTATTCTTCGGACGACGAGATACAGATATTTGTAGAGAATAAAGAACAGATCACAAGACCTTGGAATTTTGGTACAGATGCGATCGAACGTATGCGTGTAGCTGCTCCACAGGCTATGATTGACGCTGACTTTGAATATGGATTACAGCCGACTAAGTGGCAGGCTATTACATCAAACAGAGGATATCCATCTACATTTGAAATTCCAGGTAGCGATTTAATTGTTACCGATGTTAGAACAGACGCTTCAACAGGATCTAATAATATTGGACCTAGTCTAATCACCGTTACAACCAGCTCCCCTCACTTTTTGATTGCGGGCCAACCTATTACCATTAAAGCATTAGCATCAACTGTTTTAGGTTTTAGTCGAGCTGAAGGTACTTTTATTGTTAACACAGTACCTACTGCAACAAGCTTTACATATTATGCAAAATCTAAAGTAGGAACAGTTGATCAGGAAGTTGTAGCAACATCATACACTCAGCTAAGACGTGCAGGTTTTTACACTGGTGCTAGCTTAGGATCGGCTGCATTTACGGTTGATAGTCCCGGCAGCAGTGGTACAATCACTGCCAGTTTAAATGTTCCATCGGGAGCCAGCATTATTCCGTTTACTGGCACAGCGCCTCCCGTTAATGCTCCTATTACTTCGGCAACGAATATTACTGCTGGTACTCAGTTTACATCTATATTAGGAAGTGGCGGCACAGTAACTACTAAAACTATCGCAGAAAATAGCCAGATAGGTGATAATAGTATTACAATAGATAATGTTACCAATGTTCAAACTGGTCTAGTGGTTAACAACGGAACAGGATCTTCCGCAGCAGTTACTAGCGTGGTGGGAAATGTTGTGACACTTAATTCACCGATCACTGCATTTAGACAAGGTATTAGCGGAACATATACTGGAATTTCTGGTACCAGCATAGGTACTCTAGGAACAGGATTAAGCCTTAACTTGTATAATTCTGCTGGAACGTATTCACTATTAACTTTTAATAATCAAGGAACAGGTTATTCTGTTAACGATGTATTGGAGATTTCCGGTACTTCTGTTAATGTGTATGAAACTACTCAGTTGTTAATGCACTTTGACGGCGGTAATAATTCTACAGTATTCTTAGATGAGACTGGAAAAACTTTTACATTATTCGGAAATGCTGTAGTATCTACTACTCAGAGCGTTTTTGGGGGTTCTAGTTTTAGAGTTAATAATACTCTAGGAGCAACACCGGCCGCCGGTTATATTACTACTGCTACAACAAATAAATTACGATTAGGTATTAGTGATTACACCATTGAATTTAGAATAAGAATAACTACCGGTGGAAATGATCAGGCTATTTTAGATTTTAGATCACAGGCAGTCGATAACGCTTTATTAATTGGATTAACAAATTCTAACGCGGTATATGTATATTCTAACGGTGCAATAGTTGCCCAAGGTGGCTCTGCTCTAGCCCTAAATACTTGGTATCATGTAGCAGTAAGCAGAGCCAACGGTGACATTACTATTGCGCTTAATGGAGCTAACGACAATTTAGCTGGCCCATATACTGATACAAACAATTATAATATAGATGTTCCTTTAAGAATTGGTGCCGATTACAGCGGACAGTATGGTGCCGCAGCATTCGTAGACGAAGTCAGAATTACCTTAGGTGTAACTAGATATCCAACATATCCGTTTACAATTCCAGCAAGTGCGTTTGGCCCAGATTCAGTTGGTACTACCAGCAATGGTGCTATCATCAGAGTAACCGGAATAGGCCCATCTGGAGAAGTTGCTACTATACAGACATTGAATACTGGCACCGCACCAGGAAATAGTGGTCAAGAATACTATTACCTAAGTCCAACCCCGATACCTGGTCAAGGTTCAGGTGCGGTCTTTACAGTTAGAAGACAATCAGGAACATATTCTGTAGTAGCAGTAACTACTCCAGGTACTAATTATCAATCAAACAATAAAATACGAGTGTTAGGTACTGCTCTAGGAGGAGCAACCCCGGCGAACGATTTAGTCATTGAAGTTGGAGTAGTTCTAGGTACAGGAGTTTCTACTGCTAGTGCATTTAGCGGAACAGCATCAACCACAGGCACTTCTTTAGCATTTTTATCGTCGGTGTCATTGAATGCCGTAACAACTGGTGCTATTACCAGTGGGGCAACGATCACTTACGGTTCTCTAGCAAGAATACTAGTAAGTCTAGGATCAGCTCACGGGTTATTGCCAGGAAACGCTATTTCTACAGTTATTACATCCGCCGGAACAAATCATCAATTAGCAGCCGGACCTTTCTTTGTTGAAGAAGTGCCTAATCCTCAGACATTGAAATATAGTTGTAGAACTACCGGTACAGTTCAGGCTGGTTTAACTGGAATACTTTATCCTAGATCAGACGGATTCTTCGTACATAGACCTTACGACGGTGGTGTTCAATTAGGTACCGGTGGCCCACAACACGGCGCACAGGCGATTCGTATGAGTAAAAAATACATACGTTACCAGTCTGGTAAGGGAGCTATGTATAACACTGGTGCATTATTTGCTCCGAGCTATGATCTAAGATCCGCAACGGCTAGTGGATTAACAATAGGAAGTACTATAACATTTGTAGTAGATGATAATGATCACGGATTACAAGTTGGCGCTATAATTAATGTAACAGGAATAGTGAGTTTAGGATATAATGGAACATATACAGTTTCAGAAATTATAGATGAAAGAACTTTTAGAGTTATTACTTCTACAACCTTAAGAACTACTAGCGCAGTGTTGGGAGCTCAAAGTCAGATTTCTTGTAAATTCTGGCACGGATCAGTTGTTCGTTCTGGACCGTTTGACGATCAAAATGGTATTTTCTTTGAATATGACGGAACCCAGCTAGCAGTTGTTAAAAGGTCTAGCACTTTCCAGTTAGCAGGTACTGCTTCTATAAATGTAGATTCGAACTCATTGATCGGAACCAATACTCGTTTTCTAGATCAACTAAAAGTTGGTGATAGAATCGTTATTAAAGGAATGACTCACGTAGTTAGCCAGGTTAATAGTCAGACCAACATAGCGGTTACTCCTGATTACAGGGGAACATCAAATGCTGTTAATGCCAAAATCTGTCTAACACAAGATCTTAAGATCCCTCAGAGTCAATGGAATCTTGATCGTTGTGACGGAACTGGTCCTAGCAGATATGTCGTAGATGTTACAAAAATGCAGATGATCGGCATACAGTTTAGCTGGTATGGTGCTGGTTTTATTGATTGGATGTTTAGAGGTCCAAAAGGAGACTACGTATTCTGCCATAGACTAAAAGGCAACAACGTTAATACTGAAGCATATATGCGTACTGGTAACTTGCCTGTACGTTATGAAGTTCTTAATGAAGGTGCTAGAACTAGATTAGCCAGTGCAATGACTAACAGTCAAACTACTATGTCATTAGAAGATGGATCATTCTTCCCTAATGTTGGAACTGTGTATTGTGAAAACGAATTGATTAGTTATAGTGCTAAATCTGGAAATACACTTACAGGGTTAGTTAGATCGGCTAGCTTAACTAACTTTGCAGCAGGTGCTCAAAGATCTTATACAGCAGGTCCGGCTGCTACTCACGCTGTAAATTCGGGAGTTATTTTAGCATCAGTTACTAACAGTCCACTGATTAGCCACTGGGGTAGTGCTTACCTAATTGACGGTGGATTTGATAGCGATCGTGGATATCTGTTTAACTATCAGTTAACATCTTTCAGTGCTACAACCGCTAAACAGTGTGCATTCCTTATTAGGTTAGCTCCTAGTGTTTCTAATGCAGTGCCGGGAGATTTAGGTGAACGTGAATTACTTAATCGTTCTCAGTTATTGCTAAAATCAATTGAGGTTATTGGCGGTACTAGCGGCCAGACAATTGTTGTTGAAGGTGTATTAAATCCACAAAATTACCCAACTAACAGTGCGGTATTTACAGGTTCAATCAGCGGAACAACATTAACTGTAACAGCAATGAACAGTGGTGTTATCGTTGTAGGTCAAACATTAACTGGTGGCGGCAGCCCTTCTATTACCCCAACATTGACAATAACAGCATTGGGTACTGGATCGGGTGGAGTCGGAACATATACTGTTTCGTCTAGCCAAACAGTTGGTATTGGAACAATATTTGCAAGTCCATCAACTGTAAACTGGTTTGCCCTGAACAACGCAGCGCAAGGTGGTCTACCGTCGTTCTGTCAAATCGCATTGGGATCTGATACAAGTTTTGAAGGTGCTGGAACTACTGTTACCGCAGCATTAACGAGTAACTTGCAAAGTGGTAGAACTACAGCTCAGTTCTCTAATGCATCGGTGGCAGCTGTACAGGTTGGTTGGACAGCAACATCGGCTGCAAGCATACCATCTGGTACTGCGGTAACTAGAGTTCAGATCGATACTCCAACTTCGGGCACCACATCTATCACACTTAGCAAAGCGGCAACTGGCACCATAACATCGACTACAAACTTTTCATTTAGTGCTCCGGGATATGCGAACCCAGGTGAACAGGTATTTGCGTTCGCTGCTAACACAGGTGACCGTCAGATTCTAGAATTATCAGATTTGAAAGAATTAACTAACTCTGCGGTTGGTGGTAGAGGAGCGTTCCCGAATGGTCCAGACGTATTGGCTATTAATGCTTTCGTCACTAGCGGTGCAGCAAACACTGTGTCGTTGTTGCTACGTTGGTCAGAAGCTCAAGCTTGATTACAGAGAGATTCGAGTTGGTATCGAATCTCTCTTAATTTATGTCCATGTTCCTGGTGTTGTGGCATAAAGACCTTTATGTCACCGATGACCACGTTATGGAAGAAATAATCTAGTTCTTTAGCCTGTGCTAAGAATTGATTATAAAGAGATTCTGCTTTATCTTTTATATTTTCGTCTGTACATTCTTGTATAAATTTTTTATACTTTTCACAGTCTCTTTCAAATAGTTTATTTCTAGAAATACTAGTCGACATAATTCCTACTCATTACTAATATAGTTTCAATTTTACTTCTGATTAAAGAATTATTTAAGGTTGTTTTTAATCCCGTGTGTAGATTTTTAGGTAAATCGTCTAAGTCAGCCCAACATATAGTATTAATTTTAGTAGTCAAAAATTCACAGTCTACTAAGCAGATGTAAGTACTGTATTCGAACCCTCGATCTTCACTCAAATAAAGTTCGATTGGTATTATCCTACCTTCGCTGCCCTTAAAGCTAACTATCAATTCTTTTGCATCATCAAGTAAATTTGATTGATGTTCAAATGTAGGAACAGTCCACTTTAGATTTTCGTGGATTAGCAGTATTCTTTGGGTTTGACTAGAAAGAAAAAGTATACCTGCACGTTTTTGCATGTAGATACTTATTAAGGATTCATAACAAAGCGCCAGTATCCGGCAGTGTATTCGCCTTCAAAACTCTTAAGCCACTGTTCCCCGTCCCACTTATACTGTATTCCAGTTGTAAGATTTTGAACATAAACCGGAGGAGTTAAATTATTACCTTGACTATTAAAGATTATAGTCCAGGAACTGCCATTCCATTCGATAATATCATTAGCGTTCGCACGTAGATTACCCCAGGCATATACTCCTGGCAACAAACTTTCGCCAGCGCCTGTCGGGACTCCATCTTGATCACTATCATAAAATCCTACTGAGGGATTAATATCTTCTAAGATTAAAAATCTCGTACCCACAGCCGATCCTCTCGGATTAAATTTAATAGGATCGATAATAGCATCGATTGTAGTTCTTCCTGAAATAATAGTGTTAGATGGTTTATCTTCTATGGTCACAAGTAGATAGGTACTGTCAACTTCATTGATAACAAACGTTCCTCTTAATTCGTTACCGTTAGGTTGTAGGAAGAAGATCTGGCTAATTCCTGGTTGATAGGCTTCGTGTTGATCTAGGATTAGATGCCAATCTAGCCTATCTCCCATGCGTTGAGGAACATCTAATCCTAAATTCTTAACTGCTTCGTGAGCATCTAATAAACTCAAATCATAATCATTAGATTGTCCATTGTTGCTTTTGAGTAACAATACACCAAAATTACTAGGTGTGGTGATAACTTTAGAGTTAGGGTTACCGTTATACACAAGATTGTTAATGTTAATAACATCTCCATCCTCACTGAAGATATTCATTATAACACTCTTTACAACACCTAATTGTTTTACTTTTGCAGGGGGAGTGATGTATATAGGCATAGAACAATCTATAGAGCAAATATCAATATCGTTTTCTGTACCTTGAGGAATAGTTCTGCTTGAAAAAATTATGCTGTTTAGATCAACAACACTAAGGCTAGTCCAATCTATGTAGTTGTCTGTGGTTTGTATTTCTAAACTAGGATTAAACAACACTAACATTTGTTCTAACAACTGTAATTTTTGATCAGTATTCGAAGTCCAAATATCTGCCTTCATTGATAGTTTGTAAGGAGTTGGCATTAATCGTTCAATGGTATAGTTTGCTCCTTGAGAATTTCCGTAAATAGGATCTCCATTATTATCGAAACTATCATACTGCCTTTCTCGCAAATTCATCTTACTGACAAAACTAGCATCTGCTAGTCTTGACGTATCGAGTTCTAAATTACTGATGTAGCAGCTTATTCTCGGCACCGATGGCATCTTATTTTCTGAATTATCTTTGATTATCGACGCAACTGATCTAGATAAATCCCCGTACATTACAGGAACGTGGCGCAGCTCTCCATCGCCGGATTTATATTTGAAACCGATGAAAATACGCATAAACTGTGTTACGTATCTTCTTATTTGCCCGTCGTAAAAGAAATCCATTAATTATCTGCCTTTGGTCTTAGTGCTTTGCTCAAGCTTTGTTTTTCATTGATTTGTTTACCATTGATCGTGTTTACTGTTGTGTTATTAATAAATGTTGATCGTTGATTAGTTCTTGTAGGTTTGCCCTCAAAGCGTTCTCCTGACACTACATCAGATGGTCCTAAGTTACTCATCGTAGTTCTTACACTATCTTCTACCTTGATCCAAATAGAGCCATTATATCGGAACAATCTATTAGGAAGATAATCTGTTCGTAAACAATAATCACCCGGTTGTGCAGTTAACGGAAATGAAATTCCACTAGTAAATGGAGCACCATTGGGCGGAAAATCATTTCCAATCAGGTACCCATCATAACCTTGTTTTACTGCATTTTCTATAACAACACTGGCATCTAATGTACTTGATGAAGCATCTATAGTTTCGGCATCAGCAGTCAGCAGTTCGGGTCTACCGTCATCTCCAGTTTGCAATGTATAGAATTGAACAGTTTCATATCCGCTCAAAGGAGCATCCGCCTCAGCCTGATCTAAAACAGCTTTAGTGATCTGCATTTCTTTTTCGTAAGTAGACATAATGTCTCGAAGAGATTGAGTACTTCCCTCTTCGGCTGCACCATCTAAAATCTGTTTAAATTCTTGGCTGTCTACTAACGGTGTGCATTTTGCTCTGTATAAGTGAGGATACCATGTTGCCGAAAATCCTTCAGCAGCTCTAGTTACATCTTGAATTACATAAAATCTCTTGAGAGCAAATTTAAAATCATTTAATGCATTGTAATCTTTTAAGTGTGGTAATTCAATAACATCACCACTCATAAGTTTTCTACCTATTTTTTCTACAGTATCGTTGATATGAAAAGTTATAAAAATCGTGTCGTTCTGCAAAAATAAACCAAATTGACTTAGATTAAAATCTAAATCTTGTATGTTATAAACACCCCTTAACACATACACATCGGGAGAATATTTGCGATCTCTATTTTCTAAAAACAGTAGATCTTGTATTTGAGTTTCTGTAGTATTTCCACCGTAATTTGGTATAGTGGGAGAATTTTCTCCCGCTGGAACGGCGCCCGGCCCTAAATACTTGTGTACAAAAACGTCAGTACCGCCCACCTGGAACATTTCCCAGATAGTTTTATCGAAAAATTTATAGTCGTTACCGCGTTCGGGGCGATATAATGAAAGTCTTGGCATAGTTATATATTTACCGCTACGATAAATACTTGTATGAGCCAAATTGATCAAGACAAACAAGCGGTCTACGACTATTGCAAAGCCATGCTGGGCGACGGCATGATCGATATAGAATTGGACCCAATCCATTATGAAACAGCACTTAGTCGTGCTCTAGCGGTTTTCCGTCAACGCAGCGATAATGCTGTAGAGGAAAGCATGGTATTTCTTACAATGGAAACGGACAAAAACGAGTACATACTTCCAAAAGAAATACAGCAAGTAAGACAAGTTTTTCGAAGAAGCATAGGCAGCAGAAGCGGTGGTGGCGGTGGTGGCACTGTATTTGAGCCGTTTAATTTGGCATACACTAACACCTATCTTTTAAGCTCTACTAACATGGGCGGACTTGCAACATATGATCTATTTGCCCAGTATCAAGAACAAGTAGGTCGAATGTTTGGTTCTTTTATTAATTTTCACTGGATCCCTCAAAGTAGAAAATTAGTCATCCAGCAGCGTCCTAGGAGTAATGAAGAAATAATGCTATGGGTGTATAACACCAGACCTGATAGTGCTATAATACAAGACACTTACTCCGGACAATGGATCAAAGATTATGCACTGGCTAACTGTAAAATGATGCTAGGGCAAGCTCGTGAAAAGTTTGGTCAGATCGCTGGCCCACAAGGCGGAACACAATTGAACGGTGCTAGTTTAAAACAAGAAGCACAAGCTGACCTCGAACGGCTGACCTTAGAGTTGGTAAATCTAGTTCCTGGCGGTATTGGTTATACATTCATTATCGGTTAATTCAGGTTTGACCTAACACAAATTTTTCTAGTATACTTACACTATCACTGGAGAATTTATGATCATAGGTATTTGCGGATTTATTGGCAGCGGCAAAGACACAGTTGCCGACTATCTGGTTAACTTCCACGGATTTCGTAGAGAAAGCTTCGCTAACACATTAAAAGACGCGGTTGCAGCCGTTTTTGGTTGGGACCGCGTTCTCTTAGAAGGACGTACAAAAGAAGCTCGAGAGTGGCGAGAGCAAAAAGATGAATGGTGGAGCAATCGACTAGGCCGTGATATAACTCCTCGTTGGGTGTTACAATACTGGGGCACCGAAGTGTGCCGCAGAGGATTCCACGACGATATTTGGATTGCTAGTTTAGAGAATAAACTACGTAATAGCAAAGACGATGTGGTAATTTCAGACTGCCGCTTTCCTAATGAAATTTCTGCTATCAAAAAAGCCAACGGAAAAGTAGTGCGAGTTATTCGAGGTGCAGAACCCGAGTGGTATCAGGATGCAGTTAATGTAAATGCTGGTCCTACTGGTAACATGGCCTGGGCATTGAGCAAAGACAAGCTTAATAAATTAGGCATTCACGCTAGCGAAACATCCTGGGTAGGAACTAAATTTGATCACATGCTAGACAATAATTCTACGATTGACGATCTGTTTAGGCAGGTTAGAAATCTGGTACAAGATCCCCTTGACGCCAGTGAATCCCCTCTTTATGTAACAGTCTCTGACAGTTTGCACATACAGTCTTAAGATTACTATAACGACAGTTGTTAAGATCCCCGTCCACATGAAATACCGCAAATACTTCAGGATGGGGACTCTTAAACCCGCACTTATCACACTGGGTTTTTTTCTTATATCCAGCCCGCATCCATCTAGGTGTTGATACTTCTCCTTTATAAAGGCACTTTTCACAGAGCCTTCTATAAAAGGTCTTTCCATTTTTTCTATAATTAACGGCTGCTGGTCGCATACCGCACTTACAAAGCGGTCTCATGCAAATATTTACACCTTTTTGGCCCCTTTTAATCTAGTTCAAACAATGCATTTTTTCAAAATGCCGCTAAATATTATGAGTAGATTAATACCGGGAGATTTATCAGATGGCAACATTAAATTCACCAGGCGTAGACGTAAGCGTAATTGACGAGAGTTTTTACACACCGGCTGAGCCAGGAACAGTTCCACTCATTGTAGTGGCTACCTCACAGAATAAGAAAAACGGTGCTGGCACAGGCACAGCATCGGGAACGACCAAAGCTAACGCAGGTAAAGCAATCAAAATTACTAGCCAAAGAGACCTTGTTGATCTCTACGGTGTACCGTTTTTTGAGAAGACAGTTAGCGGAACTCCAATTCACGGAAGTGAAAGAAATGAGTTCGGTTTATTAGCAGCATACAGCTTGTTAGGTGTATCAAACGCAGCATTTATTGTAAGAGCTGACGTAGACCTAGCACAATTAGAAGGCACAACAACAGCCCCGGGAGCGAATCCAAGTAACGGCGACTGGTGGTTAGATACAAAGAATTCTTTATTTGGTGTGTTTGAATGGAACGGATCAGCTGCATCGACAGTTGGCGGTCAGAAATTTACAAACAAGATTCCTCGTGTTTTAACATCAGATGACGCTATCAATGTATCAAACGGAGTACCAAAAGATTCATTTGGCACTATCGGAGAATATGCAGTAGTTGTAGAAACTACAGATGCTTATTCTTCAACTAAAGAACCGGGTAGAATCTATTACAAGAGAGACACAGCTACGCTAGGCGTATCTGGCGCTTGGGTATTATTAGGTTCAAACGATTGGTATCGTTCACATCCTACCGTTAAAGGTACTGTTCAATCTCCAACAATTACCGCAACCAACACATTCTATATCAATGGAACAATGATCACAGCCAGCGGCACAACTGCTACTTCGTTAGTTTCTGATATTAATACTGTTATGAATGCACAAGGTGTTTATGCAGTTCGTGTGAGTGATAGGATTTATCTATATCAAAATGCAGATATTGATTCAGCAGCAGTAGATTCATCAAAGAGCAATGCTATTGTTATCACAGCAGGCACAGGACCGATCTTAACTAATATCGGTATTCCAGCAGGAACATATTATGGACCAGAATTACAAATGAGTCCACATTACACTGTTCCTGAGTTCAAGTCAGACGATACTACTCCGCGCCCAACAGGGTCTGTATGGGTTAAGACTACTGATGCAAATCTAGGAGCTAAGTGGAGCTTGAAGCGTTGGAACGGAACTACTCTGTTATGGGAATTAGTCGATGCTCCGTTGTATTCTAGCACACACTCTGCACTATATGGATTAGATCGTACAGGTGGCGGAAAGAACATTGCACAAAATAAAGCATTTGTTCAGTACAACTATTCAGAAGATATTGGTTACGATTCTACTCCACAGACTGCAACATTCAGAATCTGGAGAAGAAAGTCAACAAGCTCTACAGTGATTACTTCTGAGCCAATTACAGCTTCTACATTTACCGCAGGTTCTAATAATTTTAAAATGAGAGAAAGTAAGTCAGGTGCATCTGTTCTTAGTTCTCCGGCTGTACAGAGCGGAGATAGCTCATTGGTAACTTTTAGTCCAACTGGTGCTGTAGCTGATGCTGACAGATTAGCAAGTGCTATTAATGCTAGAGGCTACACTAACGTTGAAGCTAGCGTTACTACTGACAATAGAGTTGTTATTACTCACAAACTAGGCGGCGACATTAGATTTACTGACGGATTAAACAGCCCGTTAGGTGCAATCTTTACAGCGTTTAATCTAAACACACTAGAAGGCACCGCAAATCTTTATGATATGCCAGCGGGAGATGGTGGAACTTTCTTAGCTACTAATTGGATTCCATTAGCTGCAACAGATGTTAACTGGTCTGCTAAGTCTAGTGCTCCTAAGAACGAACCAGATGATGGACAACTATGGTACAATCCTTCTTTCAGTGATGTAGATATCATGGTCCATAATGGAACATTCTGGAAGGGTTATAGAAACGTATATCCTAACACAAATCCAACCGGTCCAATTGTTGCTGCAACAGCACCAACAACACAAACTGATGGTACTGCATTAGTTGATAAAGATCTTTGGATTAGCACTGCTGATACAGAGAACTTCCCAACAATTTACAAGTACGACGATAATAACAAGAAGTGGGTGTTAGTTGATAAGACTGATAATACTTCAGAAGAAGGCGTACTGTTTGCTGATGCACGTTATGGTTCCGACGGTACTACAGGAAATACAGCAGCATCGATTGAAACATTGACACAAAATGATTTCTTAGATCCAGATGCTCCAGATCCTGCTAACTATCCGAGAGGAATCCTGTTATACAATACAAGACGTAGCAGCGGCAATGTTAAGAAATATAGAAACAGCTATGTTGATACTACAGCATTGAATACTAGATACAATGGTACTAATGGTATTGCTAGTACAATCGGCGACGGCCAGTCAATGGCATTATATGCAACTGATCGTTGGGTAACTGCAAGCGGTAACCAGGATGACGGTTCCGGTACATTTGGCCGCAGAGCACAACGTCAAGTTGTAATCCAAGCGATGAAGAGTGTAGTAGACACTAGCCAAGAAATCCGTGACGAAGAACGTCGTAACTTTAACTTAATTGCTTGCCCAGGTTATCCAGAGCTATTGAGCAACTTAGTTAACTTGAATATCGATCGTGGTATTACAGCGTTCGTTATTGGCGACTCACCGCTAAGATTAAAGAGCGATGCAACAACATTAACTAACTGGGGTACAAATGCCAACGGTGCATTAGATAACGGCGATACCGGAATCGTAACATACGACGAATATACCGCAGTGTTCTATCCAAATGGATTTACAACTGACTTAGGCGGTGTTAACGCAGTTGTTCCGGCAAGTCACATGATGCTAAGAACTTTTGCATTGAGTGATCAGGTTAGCTATCCTTGGTTTGCACCAGCAGGTACAAGAAGGGGTGCTATAACAAACGCAACAGCGGTAGGTTATATTGATGCATCAACAAACGAGTTCCAGCAAGTGGCATTGAATGAAGGTCAAAGAGATACTTTGTATAACATCAAAGTAAATCCGATCGCATTCTTTAACGGTGTTGGTCACGTAAACTACGGTCAGAAGACTCGTGCTAAAAACTCTAGTGCATTAGATCGTATTAATGTAGCACGTTTAGTTGTTTACTTAAGAAGTCAACTTTCTAAACTAGCAAGACCGTTCGTGTTTGAACCAAACGATAAAATCACTAGAGACGAGATTAAACAAGCTTGCGATAGCCTGTTACTCGAACTAGTAGGTTTACGAGCAATTTATGACTTCTCTGTTGTATGTGATACAAGCAACAACACACCAGCAAGAATTGATCGTAACGAGTTGTATGTAGATATTGCGATTGAACCAGTGAAGGCCATTGAGTTTATCTACATTCCACTACGTATTAAGAATACAGGGGAGATTTAATAAATGGCAATTACCTCATTAAACAAATATACAGTACCTTTAGCTAGTAACCAGTCTAGCACCACACAAGGTCTGTTAATGCCAAAACTAAAGTATCGCTTTAGAGTGATACTACAAGGTTTTGGTGCTAATGGTTCAATTTCAACAGAATTGACCAAGCAGGTATCAGATGTAACAAGACCAAAAGTGTCTTTTGAAGAGATCGAAGTTCCTGTGTACAACAGCAAGGTATTCCTTGCAGGTAAGTACACCTGGGAACAAATGACTCTAACACTACGCGATGATGCTAGCGGAAACGTGCAGCGTTTAGTCGGTGAACAGATTCAGAAACAATTCGATTTCATGGAGCAAGCATCAGCACGTTCTGGTATTGACTATAAGTTCACTACTAAGATTGAAGTACTAGACGGCGGCAACGGTGCTAATCAACCAAGCATTTTAGAAACTTATGAGTGCTACGGTTGTTTCATTCAAAATGCAGACTACGGCGACTTGAACTACGGTACTAATGAACCAGCTACAGTGGCTCTAACAATCCGCTTTGATAATGCTATCCAATACAAAGGTGGCTCAATTGATGGAATTGGTCGTTCTATTGGTGCAAGAGTTGCTGCTGCCGCAGGCGGTACCGGTGGTGGTGCTGCAACAGTCGGTTAATAGTTTTATTACTATCAAAAAAGCCCAGATTAACCTGGGCTTTTTTATTGGATAAATATTTGTATGGCAGATAAATTCACTCGTTTCCTCGGCGAAGTATTAGGCGGTGCTCTTGCTCCTAAGGGCAACATGGCCAATTGGCAACACGCCACACGATTGTTTGTTGATAACAATTATGCTTTCGCTCCTAGAACCAAGTTCATGTACTATGTGTACTTTGAATTGGATGCATCCGTAGCAGGAGCTACCCAGTTTAAAGCTAGACACGGAGACATGGTAGGCATGTTGGTCAAAAGTTTAGACTTACCTAAGTATACTTTTGAACATATAGTTAAGAATCAGTATAATAAAAAGAAAATTTGTTATAAAGATATTAAGTACGATCCCGTGAACATAGCGTTTCACGATGATAATACTGGCGTAGTAAATGCTTTGTGGGCATTATACTATGGAACTTACGTAGCAGATAGACACTTAGACAAGATAGCATTTGCAACTAATGAATTATATTCTTCCGGTAAGGGTTATGCATATGGATTTGATACTGGACGTTGGGGAGATTTTATTCGTTCAGTAACGTTATATACTATGAGTCGACAACGATATAATGGTTATACTTTAGTTAATCCTAAAATTTTGTCCTGGCAACACGGAACAATGGGCAGTAGCGAAACGGGAGTAGCGGAAAGCACTATGCAACTCGGTTACGAAGCAGTTCTATATTCATCTGGTGTAGTAAAACAAGGACTGCCGGATGGATTCGGTAATAACTACTACGACAAAACACCTAGTCCTCTTACTATCGGTGGTGGAGGCACAGCCAGTATATTCGGTGAAGGTGGTACACTAGCAGGTGTTTCTACAGTATTTGGAAATATTTCTGATGGCACTGCATTTAACAGTTTTGGTGGATTTTTAAGTACAACAGTTGCGGCAATTAATACAGCAAAGAATTTCGAAGCTGCAAAAGCAAATTTTAAAAACGAAGCTCTTAACATCATAACTTCACCGGCGGCTATCGACGGAGCACTTAATGTGGTCAGCGGATTACCAGGCACATTATTTCCAAAAAATACTAATGTTACTCCGGATGTAAATGGTGCAGCTATTCCTGCATATAAAGGTGCAGACGTGCCTACAAATGTATTTTCGAATCCTGACGCAGCAGCAGGTGGAGGCTTGCCTCAGAGAACATTCCCCTCAGCAGGAGGTGAAAATCAAGGATGAGAACCAACCTACCATCACCTACAGACTATGATAGTTCCACAGGTACTAAATTATTTTTTGATAGTTATGGTCAAGCCCCGTTAGAGTTTGGAGCTAACGAAGTCAATTCAACAGTAGCATTTTTTCAAGAAAAAGGATTTGATGTCGATGCAGCATCAGTAACTGCGGCTGTTTTATTAAAACAGGCTAAGATCGACAACGTTCCTATTTTTCAAGTGCTAGATGGGATAAAAAATCTCGATCAAGTTAAGCTAAGTGCGCTAGTTACAGAAATTCTAAATAATAATAGATCTATCACTTCAACTCTAGGTTATAGAACCAAAGATGTTTCTAACGTACTGATAACCAGAAATATATTACCGTAATGGGAAGATTTGCACAGGGGATCTTCGAAATGAAGAACCCAGACAAGTACATAGGAAAAAAGAAACCACTGGCTCGCAGCAGCTGGGAATTTATCTTTATGAAAATGTTAGATGAACATCCTGGCGTAGAAAGTTGGGCCAGCGAAAGCATACAAATTCCTTATCGTGATCCATTGACTGGAAAATACACAATTTATGTTCCTGACTTTTTCGTTGTATACAACGACAAGAATGGCAAAAAACATGCCGAGGTCGTTGAGGTAAAACCAGAAAATCAAACCCTAAGAGAAAAGGTAGGCAAGCACCCTTACAATCAAGCACAGTACATAAAAAACTTAGCTAAATGGGAAGCTGCTGTATCTTGGTGTAAACAACAGGGAATACGATTTAGAGTAGTCAACGAAGGCGATATTTTTCATACAGGCTCAAAAAGACGATAAGTAATGTTATGACTAAAAAATTAGAAGATCTATTCAATTTAGCTGACAAAGAGGAAGTTCCTGAGGTTCCCGTAAAGGAACACGAGGACGTAAAAGATCTTGATAACAGCTACAAGCAAGTAGAAGAAATTACTAAAAGTCTGCCCGTTATCCCCGAGCTAGATAATTTA